ATGAGCCACGGTGGAAGGGAAGAATAATAATCCCTTCATTCGATTCATTGGGTGAGCTTAATTATTTCGTAGGTCGATCTGTTTGGGAAAATGATCGCCGACAAAAATATGACAACCCAGATGATGACAAACTTCAAATTGTGTTTAACGAACTTAATATCGATTGGTCAAAAAGAGTTGTGATATGTGAAGGCCCATTTGATTTGATGAAGTGTGGTGAAAATGCAATTCCACTTTTGGGTTCTGATCTTAACGAACAGTCAAGATTGTTTTCGCAAATTATTGTTAACAACGCTGATGTTTCACTTGCACTTGATAGTGACATGTGGGAAACCAAAGCACCAAAAATTGCTAAAAAGCTTCAAAACTATAATGTTGACGTAGAGCTAATTGATATACGTCCATGGGATGATCCTGGCAAAATGACGAAACAACAATTTCATGAGGCACTTGGAAAAGGTATCGTGCCCTCGTGGACAAGTGATATTTTGAATAAGCTCAACATGGCAACAAAAATAACAATGTCAATATTATTGAATCAATACTAAAGATAGCGTTGTCTATACATATCAATATGTTGACCAAACCAAAACGTCGAACAAGTCTTTCTGAGGCTAGACTTCGTTCAATTATTCAAGAAGAACTAACACGTGATTATCTTATTCGTGAAGGTTTGTGGGATGACGTTAAAGATGGCGTTAAAAAATTGTCTTCATATGTTACTAAGCAATTTAAGCAAGCTTCAGCTTCTTGGGCAAAAGCAATTGTAGAAAAAATTAATCAACTTGGGTCTATTCCTGATGGCATAAAAAAGATATTTGGTCTTTTGAAAGAAGCAATGTCATCATCTGGTGAGTCTCTTAGCCTAGACGAGGGTTTGAAAGCAGCTAAAGAATTGGGGAAATTGAATACCGCTGCTGCAATGTCTGCTGTTGAGTCAGACCTAGAAGGGCCAGTTAAAGAACGTGCCGCAGAAATGCAAAAAGGAAAAACTGGCAAAACTGAGTCTAAACAACTAGTAAGCCTGTATTCTATTTTGGCTGAAACTGATTATACGTCATCTTCATTGAAAAGACACCGCCGACGTCTTAATGAAGACTTTGGAATAACTGCAATATTTGGAGTCGGACTTGCAGTTATGGGTGGTTTGCCAATGCTTTTCAAAGGACTAAGTATGCTGGCAGAAAAACTTGGCGCACATAAAGCTAATCAAATGTTTGAAAGGGCTGAAAAAGTTTGTCATCATTTTGAACAAAAAGTAATTGAGGGCGTTGTTCCTGATAAAATTGCTTATATCGTTTATAAGGGTCTACATAATATGGGACTCAAATTGACTAAGGGCGAAGAAGCTTATAACGAAATTGAAATTAAGGCTGAGGCTGATGGCATAGCAGCTATTAAAAAAGTAAAAAACTTGATTTATAAGGCTATTTTGATATATTTTGCATGGGATGGTATTAAGGGTGTTCTTCATGCTGGTGCTTCATTGATAGGATTCATTGAAGGAGCTGCAACGACAGTAAAAGGTATTGAACTAGCAAAAGGTGCATCTGAAATTTCTAAACTAGTTACAGCTGTGTAATATTAGACTTTGTACAGTATGTACTTTGCCATGTACCTTTTAAATTGGTACATGGTTAAAATAGCACACATAGCAGATATTCATTGGAGAGGGTTGTCTAGGCACGATGAATATCGTACAGTTTTTCAAGCATTTGTTAGCGATGTAAAAACCAAAGGCATTGAACATATTTTTGTGGGAGGAGATATTTTTCACACAAAAACATCGGGAATAAGTCCCGAATATATTGAACAACTTTCATGGTGGCTTACTAGCATGGCCGAAGTTGCTGAAGTACATTTGACGCTTGGAAATCACGACGGGAATCTAGTTAACTTGTCTCGACAAGATGCAATATCACCAATTGTAGAAGCACTACATAATGATAAGATTCATCTTTACAAAAATTCTGGAGTCTATGAATTTTCTCCCGGTTACACATGGTGTATTTTTAGCCTGTTTGATGAAGAAGGATGGCCTAACGTTAAGCCTATGCCGGGGAAAACAAATATTGCATGTTATCACGGCCCAGTATGGGGTGCTAAAACTGAAACTGACTGGCTTATTGAAGAAGGTCTAACAATAGAATTTTTTAAAGATTACGATTTTTGTTTCTTGGGTGATATACACAAATTGCAATATTTGCAAAGCAGAGAGATTGAGTTGCTTGTTGATGAATGTGATCTTGAAAAATATCACGGATATACTCTCGTAGAGGAAACAAAGTGAAAAAAATTCGAATCAAAATAAACATGCCAACGATGGCATATCCCGGCTCTGTGGTTCAACAAAATTACGCTGAAGATACCGTCCATGGTTATCTGCAATGGAATATCCAAAGTCGTGATCAATATGATGTTAAATTTTCAAAACTCCCTAATCCGAAGCCGTTTGTAACAATTGATTGGGCCGGCGACGTCGACAAAACATATGAACTAGCCAAAAAGAATCCAGTTGGATCAAGATTTCGTATTAAAAGCTATGGACATATTGTTCAACATGATATACAAGAACTAACTTCTGTTCTAAAACAGAGTATGCTAGCAACAGAAGTTACATTTAAAATTGATCAACAATTTAGTCGTAATACATTCACTAACGGAACACAAACACTTGTTAGAGCTGATCTTAGAAATCCTGATGTTTTGTTGGGTCTAATTCGAAATTATCACCCTCAAGCAAATTATGATGCTGACGTTTGGACAAAAGTTGGTGATCACGTTAGAGCATATATCACAACAGCAACTCAGACAGAAGACATTGTTCGAAATACAAAATGGTCTCTAAAAAGTCTTAAGTTTGATAATTTGTTTTCATATGGCGAAGGAAATACAATTAACTTTGATAGTCTGAACGGTATTGTTGGTATTTTTGGAAACAACCGCGCTGGAAAATCTTCTATAGTTGGATCAATCATGTATTCGTTGTTTAATACAACTGATCGTGGATCTCTAAAGAACCTTCATATTTGTAATGTCAGAAAGCCGTTTTGTTACAGTCGTGCAATTGTTAATATTTCTGGTGTTGATTATGTTTTCGAGAGACAAACAACCAAACATGAAAACAAGCGAGGCGTTGTTAGTGCCTCAACTGCTCTTAATGTTTTTAAGATTGATGAACACGGAGAAGCACAAGATCTTGCGGGAGAACAAAGAAATGATACTGAAAAAGTTATCAGGTCATTGATTGGTAATGCAGACGATTTTTTGTTGACTAGCTTGTCTGCACAAGGCGAAATTAATCAGTTCATTGAACAAGGGTCTACCAGACGTCGACAAATTTTGTCTAGGTTTTTGGACTTGGATATCTTTGACAAAATGTATGATTTGTCTAGCAAGGATGTTAATGTTGCCAAAATTCAGCTAAAAACTTTGCCCGACAAGGATTGGTCGATGGTTGTTGAAAAGTTTAAGAATGACATAAAAGATATCTCTGAAAAGATCGAAAGCAAAAGTAATCTTCATATTGAGCTGGCGGAAAAACTGTCAGATGCTAAAACAAAACTAGCAAGTCATAAAGACATAACACCAGTAACAAAAGCACAAGTAGAAAATATTCGTTTGAAGGTGAATCAACTTTCTTCACAAGTTGATCGCGATCATATCAAAATGAATTCTTTTGTGCTGGAAAATGAAAAGTCGTTCAACAAGATTAAGACTATTGATGAACTTCGTAAAGAATATGACTTGGTTAATCTTAAGTTGCAACTTACTGAACTTAACGAACTAGAATCAACACAACAAAAATTCAAACATCTTCATGATAAAGAAATGTCTGTTCTTCATCAACATGAACGTTCGCTTAAGATCTTGAATGAAGTTCCATGTGGTGATCAATTTTTGTCTTGTAAATTCATAAAAGATGCACATGAATCAAAAGAAAAACTTGAAACACAACGTGAAAAAACTGTAAAAACTCTTGAGAAATTTGAAAAAGCATCAGCCAATATAAAAACAGCATATGAAAAAGATCTAGTTGGAAAGATAGAAAAAATAGAAAAGTTGAACGATCTTTATTCTAAGATGAAAATTGATACTTCTAACAATGAAGTAGAAATAGTTAAACTAGAAAGTGCAATTAACACTAATACTGTTACTCTAGATGAATCAAAGACTAGACTAGTTGAACTAGAATTGGCACTAAAAAATGACGAAAATGCAGAGGTTGTTTCACTAAGATCTATTATTGATGAATTGTCTGGGGCTATCTCGAGAACAGATAGTGAAAAGATGACGTTGGCTTCATCTCGTGGAAAGATTATTTCTGACGCCGAGAAGCTTTTGGAAGAGAAGAAAGTACGTGAAACAATTCTTCAGAAAATGAAATTGTATGAACTCGTGTCTTCTGCATTTTCTAAAAAAGGAATTCCGAACGTTATTGTAACATCACAATTGCCCTTGATCAACGCTGAAATATCTAAAATTTTGGCAGGTATTGTTGATTTTTCTATTGAGCTTGAAGCTGACGAAGAATCTGATTCAATGGAGATCTACATAAATTATGGTGATTCTCGAAGAGTCATTGAGCTAGCGTCTGGAATGGAAAAAATGATTGCTTCAATCGCTATTCGAGTGGCGTTGATCACTATTTCTACTCTACCTAAAACGGACATGTTTATCCTTGACGAAGGATTTGGTGCACTAGATGATGCAGGCGTTGAGGCGTGTAATCAGTTGCTAATATCGTTGAAGCGTTATTTCAAGACGGTTGTTGTAATTACACACGTCGACGGTGTTAAAGATGCAGCAGACGTAATTCTTGATATCACTAAAAATGAAAATGATGCAAGAGTAGTGTATGATTTATGTTAATGGAAACAAAGCCTTATCTGTATGATCGTCAAATAACTCAACACCCAGAAGGGTTTTGTGTCATTACACCAAATGATATTGATCCGTCTGTTCCGTTGAGTTGTTCTGTTTGTTCGTATTTGATGCGAACTCAAGATGACGAAATCGCCTGGCGAGAATTTAGCTGTTGTCACAAATGTTCATTGTCTTGGGCCGCGAGTCGCCGTGAGGCATGGGCTGAAGGTTGGCGGCCTGATACACAAAAACTTGCAGAAGAAATAGCACTAAGACCTCATTTGGTTGTCAATCTTATTGTTGAGTTACGAGCACTATACTTAGTTAAGGAGTAGTGTGACATGACTGATAAGAAAATTGACTATAATGCACTTGGGCAAGCTATTGATACATCGTGGGGACGTTCATCAACGCCACAAGCTTCTAGCTTTTCAGTAAAATTTACCTTGCAAGGTAATCGTATGATTGCATCATACGCTGCAATCGTTAATTTTAGTACTGAAAAAGACATGATTTTGACAAAGCGTTCGTATGCGAACGAGTCAGTGTCTGTTATTGCTGAAGTTTTGAAAAACGTAAAAACAAATTACAAAGAACTTGCTGGACAAACTCTAAAAACAAAAGAGGTTCTTTCAAACGACAGTGTTGAAATAATTGGATTTGCAGTTCATAATCCTAAGCGTACTGCATACTACAGGCGCAAAACGGTGTATGATATTGCATTATGTCATCAAATAAAATTCTCAATAGAGAGCAACAGATCAAAGAAATACTAAAGTGTGGTCGTGATCCTGTTTATTTCATGAGAACATATGCAAAGATTCAACACCCTACTCGCGGCTTGATACCTTTCGAAACATATGATTTTCAGAATGACTGTGTTTCTGCATTTGAAAAAAATCGTTTCAACATTATTCTAAAGTCTAGACAACTTGGTCTATCAACTGTTACGGCTGCTTATGCCGTTTGGTATGCAATTTTCAAGAAAGATAAAAATATTCTTGTTATTGCGACCAAATTGTCAACTGCTATGAACTTTATCAAAAAAGTAAAAGCAGTACTTGACGGACTGCCAAAGTGGCTCATACTAACAAAATACGAACCTACAAAACAGTCTATTTCATTTGCAAACGGATCAAATGTAACAGCTGTTCCAACAAGTCCTGACGCTGGTCGTTCTGAAGCGTTGTCATTGCTTATTGTTGATGAGGCAGCATTCATTAGAGACTTTGAAGATATTTGGACTGGACTCTTTCCAACGATAAGTACGGGAGGATCAGCAATCATTATTTCAACTCCCAATGGCGTTGGAGGAACATATTACAATCTTTGGACGCGTGGAACAACACACGAAAATGATTTCAATACAATCAACTTGCCATGGTATGTCCATCCAGAACATGATCAAGCATGGTTCGACAAAGAAACAAAAGGCTTTTCAAAGAAGCAAATTGCTCAAGAGTTTTTGTGTGATTTCACATCCTCAGGTGATACATTTCTACAACCAGATGAAATGGACTATTTGCGTGGAATGATAAACACTCCTATTTCAAAAGAAGGTCCTGGATATAACGTTTGGATATGGGCGCAACCAAATCCAGAACAACGATATGTAATTTCTTCTGACGTTGCCAGAGGTGATAGTAATGACTTTTCCACGTTTCATGTTATTGGAATGGACACATGTGAAGTTGTTGCTGAGTATATGGGAAAAATACCACCAGATAAGCTTGCTGAACTTTTGGCAGA